TCCTAATCTAACGAGTGCAACGCCAGCGCTCAAAATGGCAGGCAGGAATGCTGAGGCGACCGCGGTCGCTACTGTTGCGAAGACAGTTACAATTTTGCCGCCATTCTGAATAGTGAAATTTAACGCACCTGAAAGCGTTTGCAATCCTGCTGAGGCAGCGGGCGCGATCGCTGCACCTGAGATCTCCTGTAGTCGTAAGAATGCATTATTGACTCTAAACAGTGAAGACTGTAGGTTTTGCGATGCAGACTCAGCACTTCCCCCGAACGACGATTGCAACTCCCGCGCAAACTTTGGCAGGAAATCACTAGAGATCACGTCGCCAGTTTCGAGCATCTTACTGAGTTCGCCCTCAGTAACTCCAACCGCTCTCGCCGCAAGCTGGAACGCACCTGGAATGCGAGTGCCTAACTCTTCTCGAAGATCCTCGCTTGATACCTTTCCTTTGCTGGAGATCTTCGTCAGTGCTTCGATTGCACCCGCCGCGTCATCGGAGCTTAGACCTAGCACCGTTGCTGCTGATGCCACGCCCGTGAAGATGTCTTTTGTGGATTGCCCTGCTAGTGAGGTGCCTTTTGTGGCTGCTGATAATTGGCTGAATCCCTTTTGAGCAGCGTCTAGCGGAATGCCTAATCGATCGACCTCACCTCGTACAAACTCAAGACTCTTTGCTCCTCCAACGCTTGACCCGGCTGAAAAGTCGAGGGCTGTCCGCAGATTGGCTGCTTTGATCGCGGCTTGAAGTGATTCCTCTCCAAACTGTTTAAGGGCGGGTATCGCAGCATTAGCCAGTTGGAATCCAACAAATCCTAGCGCGGCAGTCTTCAGTAACCCGCCGAGCTTACTGATCGGGACTCCTAGCTTCTCAAACCCCGCAGTCAATGGGCTAAGTCCTGACGGAACTCCTAAAGCGTTTAACCCCGCTTGAACTTCCTTCGTCGCCGCCTTGAGTTCTAAGAGATTCTTTTTAGATTTATCTCCCTGGAAAGCTTCAGCCGCCGCTCCTAGCTGCCCAAACCCGTTATCAACTTGGGCGATGCCTTTCGCCTGTTTCGGCGTGATAATCGGGTCTAGGTCTAGCTTTGCGCGCTGTTTATTCTCAGGACTTTGACCAATACTCGTCTGGATTTTGCCGACGATGCCCTCAGAGTTATCGAGCAACGATCGCGCGTCGGTGACGATTGCATTATCAGCCCGCTCCTGAAAGAACTTCTCAGGTTTGAGGATCGCCGCGATCGCGCCTTTGACCTGTTGACGCTGCTTTTGCTGACGACGCTTGACCTCTTTGATCTCTTGAACTGCCGCTTCATCCGCTCTGCGATATTCCGCTTCTAGCGCTTGCTTCCCAGCTTGGTCAACCCCGCGATCGACTAGGGCATCAAGGTTCGGAGCTTTATCTAAACTAGGAGGCGTGAAATTCCCACTAGCCACCCGTTGATTAAAGATGCGACGTTTGCGGGCAGATGGAACTGCTAGACCTGTATCACTGTTTTCTAGATCGCTAGTTGAGAGAGGCGAGGGTTTTCCTGCCGCTGTCTTTAGCCTCGCCTCAAATGAAACCCTTGACAGACCCGGAATTGCTTTCTGAACGCCCTCTAGGGATTCGGCAACAGCGTCCACGCCTTTTTGAATAGCGCCTTCGATCGCGCTCTTGATATTACCTAAAGCAGATGGATTCTTAAACTGAGCAGCAACGCCTGCCACAACGTCAGAGGTGTTCTTCTCGAATCCATAGGCATCCGCTTCAAGTTTTTGAATCGCCTGAAGTTGCGCCCCCTTCGCCCCTTGACTTTGAGCAACTTTAACTGAGCCGGCTACGGAGGCTTTCTGCTGTTGACTTAAATCTTTCTCAGGTAGCAGATTGACGGCTTTACCCGCTGCCGCCTCTTTTATGCTGAGTTTGCCGCCATCGGTTTGGATACTGTGACGAGTCTCATGAGTGAGCGGATCTAGCTGCTCTTTGAACTTGGCTAAATCTGCGGCGTTTCTTGAAAGAACTTGCGCGATCGCGTCATCGATTTGAATGACATTCTTTTCAATGTCAAAGAATGCCTGTGCTCCTGTCTGCTTAAGTTTTGCCGCGTTGATCTCTAGACGAGGCAGACTAGCAGGATCAAAGGCAACCCCTGATATTGAAGCGACCTCTTGATAGAACGCCTCATAGTTTTGTTTTAACCGTTCAGCGCCTTTTGATTGGCTCGGAACAAGTGAGGCGAATTTAGCCTTGAGGTTTGCGAATAGTCCGGGCTTAGGAACTGACTCAGCAGGTTCACCCCCTGAAACTCTTGCCAGACCTGTAATGTCGCGCTCGCCCGATCGCTCTTGATTAAACTTCTCAGCAGACTTTGTGACTAAGTTCTCTCTTTGAGTAATGCGTCCTTTAACGCCGCCCAACGTGCCGACCGTGCCTGATTTATCTCCAGACTCCTTAACGTCAACAATTAAGGCATCAATTTCTTTCTTGCCACGGGTAGCAATGCTATTGAGCGTTTCTCTATACGCTGCAACTAACCGAGAATCGCCACTCTCTAGCGCCTCTTTGAAGCTCTTGTATGCAGTTGAAAACCGAGCATCGAGGTCTTTCGCGTGTGAGATTGCACCGCTAACAATCTCGCTAACATTGTGACCTGCATCAATTATGGTTCTAGCTGCCTGACCTGCCTTCGCCGCCCCCTCTTTGAAGGGTTCTGATTTAAGGGTAGGTGCCGCGTCGCCCAGTGCAAGGGTTTTTGCCTGTGGGATTTGACGACGCTCAACCTCAATGGGTTCTAACTCACGGCTTGATAGTGACAGGGGGATTCGGGCAGGTTGCAGCGCTCTTGAGTCGTCAGGCAATGCAGACTTAAGAGCAGATTTGCCCACGTTCTCGATCGCGCCTGTCAGAACTTTTCCGCCCAAAATAACCGTGGCGGCGTTGATTACTATCTCTCCGACCGCTCCTGTCGCTCCTGCAATTAGTCCTGATGTTGCGTTGGCTGCGGTCGCTCCAATCCCAAGGGCATGAGGTAATGCCCCAGCAACAAATTCGCTAGCTGATCCAGCTAATGCCGAGCCGCCACTTTGGATCAGTGGATTAAGTGCCCCTCCGACCAAATGACTCAGACTCTCTGCGGCAGCGCCGCCTCCTGGTAAGAAGTGAGTGGCAGCCCCAAAAGCAGCGGCGGGGATTGCGGTTTGCTGCAATACGCCCTTAATCGCTCGACCTAACGGAATCATATCGAGCGCTAGTGCCTCGACTCCACTCGCGAGAGAGTAGGCGGTTTTGCTTGCGGCGGTTAGACCGTTTGCTGTATTCCCGGCAATCCCGGCTAACGCCTTGAACTGATCAGAACCCGCGATCGCTTGACCCGCTCCAACAATGCCCCGCGCCCCTCTACCTGCGATTTGAGCGACATCCTCAATCTTTTCTCTACGCGCAATCTGCTGTTGAGCGCGATCGCGGGTCAGTTCATTGACTCGTGGCTGTAATTGTCTGAGGTCAGACTGACTCGTGACCTGTTTGATTAGCTCAGACTTTTTAAGCTGATCTGCGTTCTCAATGCCAAACTCATTCGCTAACGGAACGAGCGTCTTTTTGCGGTTGAACTGACTTAATGATCCTGAAATCTGCTCACGAACTTGGTCTGGTTTTTGCTCTGCCGCGCCCTTGAATTTGCCAACCTGTCCTAATATCTCTGAGGCTGCTAAGTTAGCACCTGCAACTAATTCTTTTTGGAGCGATTCAATTTCGGAGACTGGAAGGATTTCTAGATTGTGAAGTTTGTCTAGAAGGGGTTTGATTCTTTCTGCTGCTGCCTCGGATGCCGCGATCGCGCTCTGAATCTCATTAGAAAGATCAACAGGAGCCGCCTTAGAAACCTCAGCAATCTTTTGGAGCGCCAACTTCTGAGCATTGGCTAGTTTCAGCTCTAGCTTGCCGCCACCAACGCCAACCGCGCCTTCTAATTTAGAAGTCGCCTGAGTGCGCTGGACTTTCTCAAAGATTGCGGGTGAGTTGCGATCGGCAAACGTAAAAGCATCAGCCTCTAGTTTTCGGTTGAATGGTGAATCATCTACCCCTAATTGCTTGGAGGCTGCCGTCGTCGATCTTTCAACGTGTTTGCCAAATTTGCGCGACTCTGCAAACGTTGGCTGTAATAGATTGACGGCTGATTTATTTTGTCCCTCTAATTCTCCAAACCCATATTGGAAGGCGTGCTCAACCTCATGAACTAATGTTTCTGTTTGTTTGAGGGAAAGTTTGCCCTCTTGTAAAGCCTTCGCGATCGCGGGGCTAATTTTAATTTGATTGAGCGCCGGGATATAAGCCCCTTGTGCTCCATCAGGTAGGCTGGCGTTTACTTCTAAGCCTGGAATTTTCCCGTTCTTGACTCCCTGAACTTGACCAACCTCATCAAAGATTTGACGGTAGGCATCCGGTAGATTCTTTTGATCTGTCGGTTTTTTCCGCTGCTTAGTCTTAGGATCGGCGGCAGACGCATTCTGAACTGTCTCAAGTCCGGTTCCTGCTTTTTCTAATTCGGCTAACCCCTTAGCTGCGAAGTCATTGTCTTTTCTTACTGCCTCAATTCGACGTGCCAGAGCCTCTCTTTCTGGCTTCAGCTTGGCAAGGCTGCCAGCGATAAAAAGCTGTTGCGCGTTGGTTGTAGCAAGCTGATTGCTGATCTCTAGATCTTTGGGCGTAATGTCTTCAGCCTTCAGAGTGGGGAGCGTGGCTGCCGTCTTCTTTAGCGCGATCGCTTCCTTAAATCTCTTCTGCTTAACTAGCTCATCAGCTTGTTTCTCGAATTGCTCTTTACGCTGGTTTCGCTGCTCAACAATCTCATCGGGCGATCGCTCAACTTTAATTAGCTTTGCTTGCTCATTAACCCGCGCTTTCGTCGCCTTCTCTTTTTCCTGAAACGCTTTTAAGTCTTTTACAACCCCTGGTCTATCAGCCTCAGCACGTGCCGCCGCTTCTAGAATCTGTGGCTTTTTGGCAGCGACAGCGCCAAGCTCTTCCTCTAATATCGGTTCGGCTAATTTACGTTTTCTGGCTTGTGATTGCCGTTGCTTTGCAGTGGCGGCACGAGTTTCGACAAAGTAATCTTCAGATTGCTGAATACTTGAAGATATTTCTTTAGTCGCGTCATTGACGACTGATGCAATCTTGCTACCGCTAAAAGTTGATTGAACGCCCTCAAGTAATGATGTCCCTAAATGCTTACCAATTAGGGCGGTGCTACCAAATGACGTAGCGGCGGCTTTCTCGAGGCTCTGAACGAGTCCAGATCCTAGATTCGCGCCCAGCGGCTCAGTGATTCCGGTAATTAAACCGGATGTGATAGTGCCGCCAATCTTGGAAAGTAGACCTGATGCAACTTTCAGAGGGGCAGATGCCAGAGATCCCAATCCTCCAAGCAAGTCACCTCGCTTGGCTGACTTAAAAGCGCTCTCGATCGATTTGCCTAATTTCTTTTCAATGTCATCGGTATCAACCTGGACTTTACGAGTGACGGTCTGAGCAATATCAGGAGGCTTGGCAGACGTGTCGTAGAAAACCTTAGCTTTAAGCTCAACCTGCTTCCCTTTGATGCTGCTGATCTTTTGTTCCAGTTTGTTTAGCTGGGATAGATCGACGTTAGGGGTTAGGGGCGATGACCTAAAGAAACGATTGACTTCGGCAAAGTGACTCTTCTTAAGATCGAGATGTTTGTTGAGGGAGGTTAGCTGAGAGTCATCAACCTGAGCAGTCAATTGGATAGACTGATTGCCATCGATCGCGCCAATGCTCGCTTTAAGCGCTGCCAGTTGCCGATGGACTTCAGTTAAGTCAGCCGTAAACGTAATTGGAACTTGGAAACTTTGACCTAGAGCGCGATCGCGCCATTGCTTAAACGACCGATCAAGTGCAACGGTTGAGAGCGTTAGCTCTAACGGCTGAAGGTTGAGCGACTGAATTTGTGAATTCAGTTGATTTCCATCAATCTCGATCGCGACTCGGAGCGGCTTAAGGGCGATCGCTTTTAGCTGCTGATTTAGTCCACTGGGATCGAACGTTAGCCCGACAGCTAGCGGCTTCATCTTGTCAGATTGCAGCGATCGGATGTCGGCATCAAATTTGCTTCTGTCCAGTAGTAACTCGATGCTTGCGATGCCATCCGATCCTGCCATTTTGCCCAACCTGAAACATATGTTTCAGGGTTCCTAGTAGGAACCCTACATCGAATCCTTGCTAGGGCAATCAGTCAGGCGATCGCGATGAAATTTTCTCCCTACCTCAAAACCGCTGCAATTATTCGATATGTAGCGATCGCGCTCATTGGCACTGGAATCTATGAGCATTCTGATGCGCGAGTTGCTCTAGGGGTCGGTTTGCTGGT